ACGGGTTTGAATATTTTCATCGGTCGTTTTTATCTCAAGGGTCTCTTTGACTGCCGCATTGGAAATATGAGAAATATCCCATCCTTCATATTCTTCAATCCCAAATTCAAATACTTGGTTGAGCTGACTGAAAGGCACACCCATTTCAAATAAGGTCTTGGCGGTCTTGGACCTCTCCATCATTGCTCGTCTAATCGCCGGGACTTTGTTGAGATTGTATGATATTTTATTTCCGCCCAGTTCGTCATAAAAAAAGAAATTCAACGTATCTTTCAAATCATTAAGCAACGGAATTATTTTCTGGAACCAAAATATTAGTTCTGAGGTTTGATAATTGTTATAAGTCGATGATTCCTGTGTCCCTGCATACTGAGGTGGCACACCAAAGATAATAAATATCTCGTCCCGGTTAAATTTTCTGCTCTCAAGGAAATCCATTTGCACTGGAGTTAATGCGGTCCTTATATATTTTGCTTCGGAACCGACCACCCCTAATTTTCTTGCATTACCAGAACCAGAATATTTTTCATTCAATTTATCCGAGACGGCATCCGAATCTGCTTGACTTTGGAATTCTCTTTTAAAGGAGAACACCCCATCAAGCACGCCTCGGTTCTGCATTGCTGATTTATTCCAATTCAACTGCTCAACATCTATATCAACCGTTTTGGCAACAGCCTGAAGCGGACCTATCCCGATATACGGATTGGCCGGATCGAAATACATAAAATGGATTATTTCATCTGTCTCAAATTCCACGCTGGTTTTTTCATCGAGGGCATACCCGGCGATCCATTCAGAAACATCTTTTGTTAATACCGGCCTCAACCTATCCGGAGACACCGGCCATATTTCAGTTGTCTGTTGTCCAGCCTTTACGGTTTTTAAATATGCGTTGCCGGTAAGCTCAAGCCATGAAATTAACAATTCGAAAACATCTTGCCGGGAAATGGAATTGTTGGGCCGGTTTAAAACTTTAGAAAGATAATGGTCTGTGGGCTCGCCTTCATCATTTACCACTCCCCATTCGACGGAAGCGGCGGACTTTGTAATCAATGTCACTGCACGATACACCCAGGAGTTTGCTTTGTATCCGTCCTTAACCGCTTTTCTGACTGTCCAATTATTATATACAGGAGCCCCGGTCTTGACAGCAAAATGATTTGAGAAGGCCAGATTGCGGGTAAAGAAATTTTTAATTTTAGAAAGTATTGTCATGAAATAAATATCTCCTTTTCACGATGAATGAAAGCAACTTCGATGGCATTCATAGTATCGTCTATTGAATCATCGTGAATTCCATTTGGAAAAACCGTACCTTCATCTGTAATATAACCCACATCTCTAACCCGTTCATTCAAATATACCCGGCCCGCTTCGATATAAGGGGAAGCGTCCATCGCCCTTTCAACTTTATCTACATTCCTGGGTATCGCATTTATTTTTAACTGATCGTTTTTTAATTCCTGAATTAAACCAATACCAGACGATTTATCCTCAATCCACATGCCCCGTAAAATAGGATCATCTTCTTCAATCCTTGGGGTATCGTGCTTTATATAAAAAAGCTTTGCCTGTTTTCTAAGTTCGGGTGACTCCATTCTTTTTCTAATCATGTCCAGCAAATAAATATTATTATCAACCCCATATCCCCAACATTGAAAAACAGTCGGATCATTCCAATTGTTTTTCTTTTGTGCCGTATCCGCGACTATGAATTTCCATTTCAGCTTCGGCAGAACCTTCCACCATTTCCAATGATGAAATTTAAAAATATTGCCGGAAACAAGCACAGGATATTGTTGGTAAAGGCTTGACCAATTATGGGGGCTCATTTTATTTTTGCGTTTTAAAAGAAATTCAAGAGATTTATGCTCAGGGAAAAGTGGATCTCCTTCTTTCCTATTTTTCTCATCTGTCTCTGCAATAGCTTTATACGTTATGACTTTGATATTCTTATCCGCTTCTGTTAACCGGCCAGCCAAATCCGCGACGTTCCATCTGGTCATTATAATAAGGAGTCCGGCATTTTCTGAAAATCTTGTATAAAAATCATCCGTAAACCAATCCCATGTTTTTTCTTGGATTGTTTTGCTATTCGCTTCTGCCCGTCCTTTTACCGCATCATCAATAACACCAAGTGAAAGCCCCTCTCCCGTAACTGCCCCATTCACGGTTGTATTTCTGAAACTACCTCTATGATCTTGGATCTCAAATATTTCATTATTTCTCAAAACCCGATTTGCAAGGGTGACAACCTGAGTACCGCCAAGCCTTACTTCACCATTAAAAATCTTCTGATATTTTTCCGAATCAAGAGTTCTTTGCAAAGACCGATTTGCCCTAACCCCGAGCCTATCAGAATAGGAAGCATAAATCATTTCCATATCAGGCATTTTCCCGATCAACCATGACAAAAATTCTGTTACTGCTCTGGATTTTCCATGCTGCGGAGGAGCTTCGATAATCAAGATGGGTTTTTTGTAATCTCGTAAATCAATATAAAAGTTCTGCAATGCAACGGACAGTTCTTCCTGAAACCACCCCTTGATAAAATCCGAATACCCTATGAACTGACGATAGGCATAGAAATTGTTTCTGGATTCTTCCAGCCAGTATTGTTCCAACAAGTCTATATCATGGGCTGCTTTCAAATTCTCTCGCCCCCTGTGTCCGGTATTGGAATTCCCCTGTCTTTCAATTCATCTTCTATTTCCTGAGTGGTCATGATCGTTTTGATAACATTTTGCACTGGGCCTCTGTCCGGGCCGGATATCTCAACCGCTTTGACTATCCGCCATGTTTCAGGCTTTCGATTCATCAACCATCTTTCAATTGCCTTGGTATCCGGGGAAACTTCTTTTTTGATTTTCTTAAGGTTTCTCTTTGTTATATTGCCATCCTTGTCCTTTTGAATCTCTTGGGTGGTTTCTTCATACTCATATCCAATAGCTCGTTTGTACAAACTATTTTCAACTGTTATATCTGCTATTTCTTTATTTACCTTTAAGGCACCAAATAATTCAGGTTTAAGCCGCTTATATTTATTGAATGTTTCTGCTGATATTCCAAGAGCTTGACATATACTTTTTTCTGTATGTCCATCCCTACACCATGCCGCTATTTCTAATAGCCTGGGTTGTATTTTAGTTGTCCATGATTCCTTTCTCCCAGCTGCCAATTTTTTTGTCTTGGTAGTCTGCTTACTGTTAATACGTGCCCCATTCCTTATGGTCCGTTTTCTTTTGGGCTTATCATTATTTTTAGAATCTTTTTTCATAATTTTTATAAAAACCGTACCTAAGCAATTTAAAATGAGCTTTTTTTGTTACTATCATGCTTTAAAAAAATAAAATTATTTTTTCCTATTATAAAGGTGAAAAAATGGATTTATAAAGTATTAATATTATTACATATTTTTAAAGGTATAATTAAAAGTAATAATTCTAAGGGTTTATATTACTTTTATTACCTTTATTATCTTTATTTTTTATATTATATTAGTAATCAAGATTAATGAGGGACAAACAAAGGAGAAACAAAATGGAAAATCGAATAGCAAACACAATTTTAAATCAAATGGGTGGATCTAAAATCCAAGCAATGATCGGAATGAAAGACTTGGCTGCCGATGAATGCCCCAAAATAAAAAGCGTCAGCAATATTTATGCCGACCAATTAAATAAAACCTTTGAAAACTTCACCGGCCTTACCACCAGCCTTTAAACCACCACCGCCCAGCCCGGGGGCTAAACCGGGTGAAAGGATTACCCATGGTAAAATTTGAAATTGGTAAAACATATGCGACAAGCTCAATTTGTGATCATAATTGCATTTATGAATTTAAAATTTTAAGGCGTACCACAAAATCTATATGGGTTAAAGTTTACGGAGAAATCAAACGACGCAAAATTACAATTTATGAAAATAGGGAAGAATTTTTTCCATTTGGTCATTATTCAATGTGTGCAGTTATTAATGCGGAAAAGGAAAAATAAATGAAAGCATTGTCAATCAAACAACCCTGGGCGTGGTTAATCGTCCAAGGTTATAAGGATATCGAAAACAGATCATGGGAAACTACTCACCGTGGCCCATTCTTAATCCACGCCTCGAAAAAAATTGATATGATCGCATACAACGAACTCAAGAAAAAAATAAACTTACCGGATATTGATGATCTTTGGACCAGTGGAATTATTGGACAAGCTGAAATTGTCGATTGCGTTAAAAAAGATCCGTCTCCATGGTTCTTAGGGCCAGTAGGTTTTAAGCTCGAAAATGCAAGGCCGCTACCATTCCGAACATGCAAAGGAAAATTAAATTTTTTTAATCTACCCGACTATTCTTAATTTTTTACAATAATCTCGCAGGTGATCCAACCCACGTTCCTTGCTGGCAATCATTTTTAACATATGACTGAGCACCAATAACCACTTCTGCCCCAATCCTTACCCCAAATCCAATAACTGTAGATGCTCCTATAAAAACATTTTCCCCAATAACTGTTTTTACCTCACATCCTTTACGACGATGATCCTGAAATAAAAAAACAACATTTGGAGATATAAAAACATGATTACATATTAATACATTTCGACTAATAATAACTCCATTTCTCAATATAACATCATTTCCTATCTCAGCATCACCAGTCAAACAAACAGACGAATCTATCAAACAATTATTTCCAATTTTTACATTTGCTCGAATTTCAACATTATGTTTTATTTTAACACCATCACCAATAATAACGTTTTTATCTATTATACAATTATGACCAATAATAATATTCTTACCAATTCTTACCGTTTCATGAATGTGATTCATAATAATAATTTTTCCGCTGTTTTTAATTTTGCTTTTGGGCCGACATATCTAAATGTGGCGACAATTCGCCCTCTATGTCTTACTGAGCTTTTCTTTCCTCTCCCCCCACGATCAACTGATATTTCCGGTTTGCGAATCATCTTCCATTTTTTTGATCGCGCCCTATAATATATTATACCCGGTGTTGCAGTCCTTCCAATAAAATCAAAATCAAGCGCGATTAAACATGAAGCAATATATTCGATTAATGTATTCCCGATACCAACTCCTTGATAATCCGGCAAGACTACTGCTCTATGACCTTTTTTTGTCCTTTTTAACCTATTATTCATAAAATGCAAATACGACATAAACCCAACCGGCATGCCATCCCAAAAAGCAACAAAACACTGAGCAGCATTATGTATCTTTGCATCTAAATAATGATATCTGCTGAACATCCGCCAAGCCGAACGATGCACTTTGGCAATTTCAAGGTTAATTTTGGGTCGTTGTTGAAGAAACCTCCACTCAAACGCTTTATCATGCACACGATAAACCCAATCTGGTTGCAACCATTCTTCAACATCCTCATGGCATGTAACAGCAATAAATTGTTTTTTAAAACGCCTTACTGTTTTGGATATTGCAGAACTACCAATCTTTGCTACTGTACGATCAACAACTGATGAAAATTCATCCACCACACAAAGACCTTCTGCCTCAGCTAACACCCTGGCAATATGAACACGAAATTTCTCCCCATTAGACAATACAGAATATGGCCGAACCCACGATGGAGGCGATGAAAACCCAACAGAACTCAAAAAAGATGAAATATCCTTTATCCCCATATTTTTAGGGAAACCATCAAGAATAGATTTTTTGTCAGGCCACTCAAAATCATTTACTATTGACTGCCCAAACATTTCATTAATTAGTGTCGTTTTGCCACAACCAGAAGGACCAACAATTAATCCAACATTCCACTTCTTTTCTTCAATCGGTAAATTAACTGACCATGATTCTCCTGTTTTTTCGCTTAAAGGAATATCAAAAATGCTTTCAATCTGCTTCACTCTTGGAGTTCTGACAATATTGCTTTCTCTTATGATATCAATGCTCGGCATTTTAAACCTTCCTCCTCAAACCGACTCAATAATTCAATCTGTTCTATTTCATCTTTGCATTGAACATACACAGCATATATTTCATTTATCTCTTCCCGTTCCCCGCTACTACCCCCGCCAAATTCTTCTTCCCCTAACCCTTTCTTTTTACTACTTTCAAATTCATTTACAAATGCTTCGATATCAAAATCCGGCAAATCAAGATCGTTAACCAAAGTATCAAAATCAAGATCATTGTCATTAATAAAATCAGACAAACCTTGATCTGTAATTTTCCCATAATGCGAATTAAGATCCAGAAGTTTTTCCGCCGCCTCTTTCTTATCTACAGCCTCAATCTCAACAACAGGTAAAGGTCCAACAGAATATCCTTTTTCCTCCACCAGATGCCGCACGACAAAAAGCCGCTGATGGCCATCAAGCAAATTATTATCACCCCATACAAAAACTGGAAACGAAAAACCTTTCTTGCTCAATATCTGCCGTCGGAGCTTTTCGAACGACTCCCGGCCTAATTCCTTCAAATTGCCTTGAAAATTTTTTAAATCGTCAAGTGGGACAAATCTTTGCCCACCACATGTAATTTTTATCTCTTTTTTCATGATCTTATTTTCGATGCCCTATTAAACCTACCTTATTGGCTTATATTTGGACTTAGATTAAATATCCATACTCTTATATTCTTGTTCATCACATCGTTTAATTTTGAGCATCTTACAAAGCCGTTTTTTAGAATGTCTTATTTTTTATCAAAACAGTACCTAACCGGCCTTAAAAGAGTAAAAATGATAAAAAAACT